AAAAACCTGTAAAAGCTACTTGGTACTAATATGTGGTTATCGGCAATTAAATTAGCCGTTTCTGCTGGAAGTAAAATATACGCTAACAAGCAGCGAACGAAGATGGCTATGTCTGACGCGCAATTAATGCACGCACAGAAAATGGCCGAAGGCAAGGAAGCTTACCAGGGAAAACTTTTAGAAGCCCGACAATCAGACTGGAAGGACGAGGCAGTTCTTATAATTTTAAGTTTGCCCGTGTTGGTGCTGGCTTGGGCAGTCGTATCGGATGATCCAACAGCGATGGACAAGGTAAAATTGTTCTTTGATATGTTCTCCCAGCTCCCGTCATGGTTCACTAATTTGTGGATCCTTGTAGTTGCGTCGATTTATGGTATAAAGGGCACACAAATTTTTAGAAACGGAGGAAAAAAATGACAAGTTTAAGCGACCAACAAAAACTTCTTAAAGACGCTGGTAAAGGTGTTGAAGAAGGTTTACCAAAAAGTGGTCAATATAAATTTTTGGTTGAAGGTAAAGGTCTTACTGAAACTTTACTTAAACCTGAAATGAAAAAACTTTTTAAAAGTATTAAATCCGGTGCTAATAAACTATTAAAAGGAGAAAAAACAAAATGAGAAATGACTTTGGAACAAGACCGTACAAATCAAGATTTGATGGTACAGGTATGAAAAAAGGTGGATCTGCTAAAAAGAAAAAGCAGGGATACAAAGATAGAAAAGATGAATCAATCGCTATGAGAATCAGAAAAAAAAGAACTAAGAAACAACTTAGAGCTTCTGCTGATGAGTCTTATGGTAAGTTTGGTTCTAAAGCTAAAAAATCTGGAAAGATAAACAGGTAGTATAATGGCTGAAAAACAAACACCATTACAGAGAGGGCCGCGCAAACAAGTTAAAAAAAATAAAAAAAATATTGAAGAGGTAGTAGGCGATACAGGAACAGAAAATGTTTTTTCTAATTTTAGAACTAGGCTTAGAAAAGCAAAAAAAGATCTGAAAGAAATTCCTTCTGGAATGCTAAAAGATTCAAAAAATAAAGACGCAATTCAAACTAAACTTTTTCAAAGTAATAAAAAAGACCCTTTTAAAGAATTTAAAGATACTAGAAGAGAAGTTTTTGGAACTCAAAGATATGGTAAAGGTGGAAGAGCTGGATACAAAAGTGGTAAATCTGTTAAAAAGAAAAAAAGTTCTGGTAAAGCTATTCGTGGCAAAGGTTGCGAAATAAGATAATTAATGGCTAAAAAAAATTGGATACAAAAAGCTGTTAAGAAACCAGGAGCACTAAGAAAATCTCTTGGTGTTAAAAAAGGTCAAAAGATTCCAGCAGGTAAATTAAAAGCTGCTGCAAAAAAAGGTGGTAAGTTAGGTCAACGTGCTAGACTTGCTATGACTTTTAAAAAGATGAGAAAAAAATGATAAAAAAAATTAAAAATTTTATTTGTAAAATTTTTAACATCAAAGCATGTAAATGTGACGATGATAAAGATCCTCATGAAGAGTTTTATTTGGATGTACCAGAACCAGAAATACCTATTCATGAAGAACCAAAACAACCAAAACCAACGCATTGTGGAGCGCATACAAGATTTATAAAATCTTGCCATCAATGTATTGCAATAACAATATAAAGGAGAAAATATGCTAAAAAAACCAATGAGTAAAGCAGCTGCTATGAAACAAGCGCGAAGAATGGGTAAACAAGCGATGACATCAGATGCCGCTTATTCTATGATGAAAAAAGGTGGAAAAGCTAAAAAGAAAAGTAAATTTCCAGATCACTCAGGTGATGGTAAAATTACTAAAAAAGATATTTTAATGGCTAAAGGAATAATTCCTAAAACTAAAAAGAAAATGAAGAGAGGAAGAGCATAATGAAAAAAGGTTATCACAAAACTAAAGATGGTAGAACAGTAAAGAAAGGTCTTTACTACTACATGAACAAAAGAAAAAAAGCTGGGACAAGCAGACCAGGTAAAGGAACTGTAAGTTCTAAAGCATTAAAGAGATCAGCTAAGACAGCTAAGAAAAAATAATGGCTGAGAATCCTATAAGAAGAACCACTGGCAAAGGTGGTAATTATAGAAAAACTAAATCTGGGGCAGGTATGACTAAGAAGGGTGTCGCTGCTTACAGAAGAGCAAACCCTGGAAGTAAATTAAAAACAGCCGTGACTGGAAAAGTGAAGCCGGGATCAAAAGCTGCAAATCGACGTAAGTCGTACTGTGCAAGAAGCGCAGGCCAACTAAGACGATCATCTGCAAAAACACGTAACGATCCTAATTCTCGAATCAGACAAGCACGGAGAAGATGGAAATGTTAAATGGAACCAGAACAAATACTAAATAGTTTAAGAAGAGCAATCAATAGAAGAGTTGAGTCGTTAGCCATATCGGTTACATCCGGTGGGGTTGACAGTATGGAAACTTATAAGTATATAATAGGACAAATAAATGCATTGGAATCAGTGCGTCAGGAAATCTCTAACCTGCTAAACGATAAGGAGCAAAATGACAATAGAGGAACAGTCATCAACATCGGTGACGCCAAAAATAATAACACCAAATAAAAAATTAGTTGGTGTAAAAAAATCAGAAAAAAAAGAAGTTACAAACGAAAAAGCAAAACTTCCACAACCAACAGGTTGGCGTATGTTAGTTTTACCATTTAAGATGAATGAAAAAACTAAAGGTGGAGTTTTATTGCAACAAGAAACAATTGAAAGACAACAAGTAGGATCACAATGCGGAAATGTATTAGCGATGGGTCCTGATTGTTATAACGATAAAGAACGATTTTCACAAGGTCCATGGTGCAAGGTCGGAGACTGGGTAGTCTTCGCACGTTACGCAGGATCTAGAATAGAAATTGAGGGTGGGGAAGTTCGTCTTCTTAATGATGACGAAGTATTAGCAACAGTGCAAGATCCAACAGATATCTTGCATAAATTTTAACATAGGAGGAAACTATGCCAGAAGAGGAAAAGAAAACAGTTGACATCGACACATCCGGTCCAGAAACCGAAGTTGAAGTTGCTGAAGAAAAAGATGAGTCGGTAGTTGATACCGCTCCTAAAGAAGAAACAACGGAACAAGAAACAGTAAAAGAAGAAACAGTAACAAAGGAAGATGAAAAATTAGAAGATTACAGTAAAGGTGTGCAAGCTAGAATTGCAAAACTTACGCGTAAGATGAGAGAAGCGGAACGAAGAGAAGCTGCTGCAATCGAATATGCTACTGCAATCGAAAACAAAAGAAAAATAGATCAGGAAAGATTTAATAAAGTTGATTCTGATTACACTGCTAAGTTTGAAGAAAGTGTAAAATCTGGAATGGAAATGGCGCAACAAAAATTAGCGTCAGCCATAGAAGCAGGTGATGCACAAGCTCAAGTAGAAGCAAACAAAAAAATTGCTGAGTTAGCTTTCGAGAACGCTAAACTTAAGCAAAGAAAACAAGCAACACCAGTTGAACAGGAAAAACCTGTTAAACTGTCAGACGGTGGACAATTACCAACACAAACACCAAGATCATTACCAGAAGCTGATCCTATGGCTGAAGATTGGGCTGCAAAAAATAGATGGTTCGGAACAGATAGAGCTATGACATTTACTGCATTCGAAATTCACAAGGACTTAGTGGAAAAAGAAGGTTTTGATCCTAAGAGTG